TATAAGATAGCTGCGCCTTTTTTTTCGCTTCCGGCAGTATCTATAGTAAAAGTTAATGCAGTATCTATAATACGATCACCATAAACACCACTTTTTAAAGCAGGAATACCCTGTTCTGAATTGGCGGTATCACGAAGTAATCCTTCACCACCAAGAACATCAACCCCATAAGCGTCAAGTAGAGTAAAATTATAGTTATCATCAGGGGCAGGACTTCCAGGATCTGTTACGAAATGAGCTAAATTTTTACCGATTAAAGCTTCCATATTAGCTGCGGAAATAGCTTCGCTAACACCACCCCCATTTGAAGTCCAACCTACTGTTAATTTCATAGTTCTTGCGTTTGGGTCTAACCATCTTATAACTTGAGTGTCAATTGCCATGTTGTTCTCCTTTCAGACTGCCACCAGTGGCAATCCTACTGTTTGTAAAATGTTTTTCTTCTTCGTATAAAAGCCGCTACAACACCTGTACCAGCTATAAACTGAGTTGCTAATGAACCTACAATACTCATAGATGCTCCACCTACAGCTTGCGTAAATAGTATAGTAGCGTCCAGGGTTCCTATAGAAGTTACCGATCCGCCCCCAACATCTTTAGAAGTTTTTTTACTAAGAATACCTGTTGATGATACTTGACCAGCACCAACACCCGTAGAAGTTTTCTTTAAAAGAGTGCCAACTATGGTCATGGCATGACCACCAACGGCCCTAACAAACGTCACAACAGTGGTCAACACTCCTGTAATTGTCATAGCATGACCACCAGTATCTTGAGTGAACATAGCAGCTTTAGTTAATGACCCCACAATACTCATGCTGTGTCCACCCATTGTGGTAACCGGAGTGGTTTTTTTATTGAGAGTGCCGGTAATACTCATACTATGTCCACCCATTGCCGTAACTGGAGTAGTTTTTTTATTAAGAGTACCTGCAATACTCACACTATGTCCACCCATTGCAGTAACAAAAGTAATCTTCTTACTGAGGACACCTACAATTGCCATTGCTCCTTGTCCAGTATTTTGATAAAAAGTCTCTCCTCCACCACTCGGTGTATAAACAAGAGTAAGAGTATTACCACCGTTAGCACTTTCAGTAAAACTACCAGACCCACTACCATTATCTTCCCAAATAACAGGTACAATATCACCACTCTCAAAAGCAGCACCAATCTCGCCATCTATTCTCTGCTGAACAAAAGCATTCAGTTCTGGACTGTCTCGACTTCCGGTGCTTGCTTCGTTCCATACAACAGTTGTTGAATGTTTAGGAAGCATTTGAGAAGGGCGGTTTGATGAACCAAATACCCCCGGAGTTCTATCATCAACTATTTTCAAAAGCCCTGTTACACCTGCCCCCTCAACAGAAACAACATCAGCAGTAATCTTTGTTCCGACGTTTATAGTTGCTCCTGGAAGATCAACATCTGTAATCGTCCACTGCATACCAGCATCAAGAGCCTCACCAAAGAAGTTGCCTGCTAATACTTCATTAGCATTCCAAATACTATTGTCTTCTTCGGTTCCGTCTGCTGATGTAGTAGTTGGCCCCCAAGTATCAGGGCTGATAATAACATCACCATTAGCGTCTAAAACAAAATCACTAATAAAAATATCTAACTTCTTGCCACCCGCTTGATCTTCAACAGCATAAGAATGGAGATTTATTTCGTTGCTATCCCATTCAAACTTTATATTTTCAAAGAGCAGCTTGTAGATTCCAAGGTTATTTTGAGTTGTCCTGTCTATATAAGGAACTTCTGTTACTTCTCCTGCAATACCGGTATTTTGAAATCTAATCCGGTAAATAAGGCTTGCATCAACAACATGCAGCCTAAATGTATTTTTAACCTTCTCGTGTGGCCTGAAAAGAAAATCAACATCAAGAGTATTACCCAATCCATCTGAAAGATTTCGAGTAACAGTGCATTGTTCGTCTTGCTGGTCTACGGTTAAGCCTATCTGCCATAAATCAAGCACTCTCCACGAACCACCACCTTGTGTTCGCCAGTACTGAACTTCAAATTGTTGCTCGTCAATAAGAGTTTCGATAGAGCCATATTCTCTAATTGTCTGAAACCCATCAACATCAAACTCGCAAGACAAATTACCATAGCGAATAGACTGACTCGGTTCATCCCACACATAAGGCTCAAAAGTACCATCACCGAGATCAACATTCTTTCGGCCTGGAAATGTCTTAAGCACTCTTTGGCCTGTATCTTGACCACCTACAGTAGTAACTTTAAACTTACTACAGTCTGGTGTATATGGTAAGCGTTCTAATGGCATTTATGCCTCTGCTGAGAACTGAATTGTAAAAGTAAATTCAATTTTATCGCCAGAGATAACATTAATAACAGCAAATACTGTCCTATCCATCAATGTAACACCTGTAGAAGCATTGAAAAGTCCGTGTTCAGTAATAGCAAATCCCCCTGCGTAAGTATGCGTAGCGATAGACTTATACTCATACGTCTCTGCACCTTCTTCCTGTGTACCCGAATCTCTGGCTTCAGCACAGGGAGTGCCAAGGGCGGTATCTCCAGCGGACTCGGCGCCAACACCTGTACCGGAATCATGGTACTTAAAGTCTCCAAAAATAGAGGACTCAGTTTGAAGTTGAGCAACGATAAAGTTCACAAAAGCTGTAGTAACTTTTTTATTTAAAACTTCACGTCTTCCAACTTCTTCAAAATTACCCTCAGCATTTTTGCGAAGATGACGAGCAATTAATTTGGTGCGTAACGTGCCAGCAAAACCTACTTTATTACCGCCCATCTTTAGTCCACCACTTTCTGGTACTCTACCACGTTGTACGATTCCATGTTTTAATTTAAACTCCAATTTCTTTGAAGCAAATCGTCTCTTAACATCTTTTATAAAGTTACCCATGATTAACTCTCCTTTTTTAGATTGCCACTGGTGGCAATCTTGTTTATTTATAGTCTTTAATTTTCACTCATTTTGTCTCCCTATATATTTAAACATGTTTTGAATGGCTCGCATCAAACCAAGAAGTACCATCACAAACCAAAAGCCACCCGCCATATTCGGATACTAAGTCTTCATCTGCTCCAGCGTGTAAGAATATGTCCTGACTTCCTCCACCCTCATTATGTTCTAAAGTTGCTGCGTTTGCCGAGGCACATTTTCTAAGAACATTTAAAACTTGTCCATCTACTCCCCCGGTAAAGCCTCCAATGGTTACAGCATTAGAACCACAATCTAAGAATAAAGTATTCAACCCTGAGACGTCCACATCATCAGTCGGGCCAATTGTGCCGAATGTTGAAACTGCCAAAATATCAAAATTAACTAATTCATTTGAAGCCCACCGTAAAAAATAATCTTCAACAGGCATAGGTAACTCTAAATTTCCAGGATAAGATTCTGCTTGTCTAATAATACGATCAATTTGTTCTTGTAGCTGTTGAACAAGCATAGTCAACTTATCAAGAGCAGTTTCGTGATCTTCAGCGGGGAATTTTGCTCCCTCAACATAATCCTTTTCCTGTTTTAAATCTACATTACGTAGAATTGTAAGTGACTCATCAGACGTAGGAGCAACAAGCATTTCTAACTCACCACCCGCTGGATTACCTGCTCCCGTAAGGGTATAATGAGTGGTCAACTCAAGAGGAGTTTCAACATCTGTGTCCGAGTTATACAGTGTAGCTTTTATGTGTGCATCTACCAGAAAATAAAACTCAATGGTAAATAAAACAGTTTCGCCGTTTCCTGCAAAATCATGTCGGTAAACTTCATTTGATATTGTCATTGTTATCTCCATCCACGTTTACGTTTAGTTCTTGGCTGTCTTATACCGAGAGTGTTAAGTATCCCGCTAATAACATCTTGTTCACCAGATATGCAAGCTAATAGATTCTGAAAAGCTATCGGAGAGCCACCAATTACATTGTGTAATACAATTGCAGGTATATTAAAATGCCTTTCCAAAAGAGTTCCTTTTCTTTTTTCTGGAGCATAAGTAACATATGTATCTGGATTAAGATACTCAGCAAATTCTCCAACGCCCGTAGGAATTTCAGCAAGATTCTTAAATCTTTTACCTCTCCAATTTTCATTAAACATCCAATCGTGAACTAATCTCGCTACCATTGATGCTTTATACTGAAGTATTTTTGGTTCGCCAAGAAGTATATCACTATACTTTGCTGGATCAAGAAAATGTCCAGCTACAGAAAAATATTTTCTGTTTTGAGGTTTCTGGCCAAATAAATGCCATATAGCTGTTATATCTACTGAGGCTATATTTTTCCAGTCCTCTCCAACACTCTCCTCATACTTTTTCCACGCCTCCTCTACGTCACCGCCAGCAAGAAGTATATTCATTGTAGCCGTGGCAACTACTGTTTTGAGAACTATCCTTGCCCAAAATCGTTGGTATAATTGTCGTTGTGCTTTATACCCACCCTTCTTTTCTCGTTTAAACATACCTACAACAGTTCGTATGTTACTTTCAGTCCAGTCAGGTGCTAATGCAAACAGCCTAAAGATATGCTGTATAGTTTTATTTCTGCCCATCCGCTCTAAATGTAGCCCACCAAAATCATCATTCATTAAACTGGCTACTCTTGCAGCAATTTTATTTTTATTTTCGTTCGGATGTTTTTTACATTCACTTTGAAATTCATATGCAAATGCCTTAACTTTAAGACCTGCACCCTGAACTCCAAAAGTAAAATTTACTTGCCTTCGCCATAAATCTGATACGAGAGAACGTATGCGTTTTGAACCCGTATGCTTATTCGTTATCTTATCAATATCACTCCCCATTACAAGTAGTTCTTCTTCCCAGTCTTGTATTAAACTTAATGTTAATCCGTTATACACGCCTATTTTAACTACCTCATCCATATTCTTAATCATTTCTACGCCTTCTCTATGTGCAGTAAAGGCGTTCATATTCTCCCACTGCACACTTTTACCACCAAGATAGAACGATCTATAAAAAGCTATGTTATGGAAAAGACTCGTACTTAACGCAATTTTTTTAAGCATTGCATTTACTTTTGTAAGTGTCTTAATACCTACAAGGCTATCAAGTGCGGATACACCGAATATATTATTAACATTTCTGGCTACTTCTCTCGGTGCAAAATATGTTGTACCTTTCCTCGGTGTGTATTTCGGCATATTTATCTTTTCATAAGTAGGTAATCTTTCAGTAGAGAATACAGGATTACCGGCTTCTGTTTTTCCTTTAGCTAATGCTTGGATAAATCTTTTTTGTTCAATAACCTTAATCATGTCCTCTTGATACATAACTAAGTTATCGACGATACTATGCGTTCTCATAGAAAGACCTTCAGTCCAACCCTCTACGATAGTCGGTAAACGTCTTTCTTTAGCATGAACCGTAGTTTGAGTGAGCCTCGATATTGCATCTCTTGTTTTCCTATTACTAACCCAAGACCGATTTACAAAATTATTCCGAGTATTAAATATAACGTCATCACCCAACGCTTCTTCAGCCATAACGTCATACATATCTCCTATCCCATTTATAAATGCCTTTTGTTTTTGTGTAAGATTTTTAGACATTTCGATTAAACGTATTTGAGTTTCGCTTAACGGTTTAAATACTTTCCTTGGTTCTTTTTTCTTTTTCTCAGCAGGTTTCTCTTTAACTTCTTTCTTTTCCGCTACAACCTCTTTCCCATACGTCTCTTTAAAATGTTCCTTAAATAGCCCCGTCATAGATTCTTTATCTACTTTAGGCGCTTCAGGTGCTACATA